ATATAAAGACGCTTGTCGTAGTTAAAAAACTGACTGGTCTTATTCTCGATGTTACGCGCGATTTCTCGGCGAATCATCTTCTTGAGAGCGGGGCGTTTACCCCTTCTCTTGGCGCTTTTGCGCGTATTACGCATCTTACGGCGCGGGGCCGTTGATCGGCGGTATGCAGCAGATGTGCGTGCCATGTTTTTATATAGAAAAGCATGGGCGGGGCGTTTAGATATCTACGCCAAATGTCTCCTCAGCAGTGCGCTTGCGGGGATTGAATATGGGCGCTAACACCACAGGCGGAGTAGTCGGCCCAGTCTCGTCAATGTAGACGATGGTAGGGAATCGGCGCTTCATGGCGGCGCAGATCTTGGGGTCGGGGAAGCACTCCTCAATGGTGAAGTTGCTAGTAACCACGACCTTCTCCGGGCGGATCATGAAACTCCCGCCCTTGTACTCAGCTACGAACTTCCATCGGTCAGTCCAGATCTTCATGTAGTAGTCCATGTTCTTGATGGTGGGATCGTAATCATCGATCCACACATTCTTCTGAAACATGTAGGAGCACCACCACTTGGTCTTGCCGATCTTCGGGTAGACATCGTCTCCGAACATCTCATAAACGTAAGAGCTTTTGCCAGAGCCTGGTGGTCCATACACCCACACGCCCTGCAGTTCGCCATCCAAGTGCTTAACTTCTTCCATCTTGCCGCGGATAAACCGGGCTTGAAGCTTGTTAAAGTGCAGCGTGTCTATCTGCGGATAATCACGGCGCAGAGTAGCAAAATCGCCAGCATCAGCCAGGCGTGCAATCTCTGCCCAGAGTACCTTCTGAGTGTTGCCCTTAGCTCCAGGATCCATAGGGCGGGTACCTCGCTCGTAGATCTCGACGCCTTCCTTGGAGCAGTAAATGTGGTTACTATCGGTATCACCACGGGCAGTGCGCAAATTCGCGCCCGGAAGCTGCTTAATAAGCGCGCCACCGCGCTTCTTGTTCTTCCAGTAAAGGTAGCCCTGAAGATGTTTACGACTAGTCTTAGGACACACTTCATGACCATATATAATGTAGTCACAGGGCAGGGCCTTGTACATCGCCTCCGTTTCGTCGGTGTAATTGTGATGCGTGAAGCAATAAGCATGCACAAATGCCGTTGGCACCGCCAACTCGGAGGAATCCTTCTTGGCGTTATTCGTTTCACTCATTTTCTATCGGGAGGGGAAGATATATCATATCTTGTCCCTGTCCCTCTAGGTCCATAGGGTAATAATGGACTTCGTCCCCTATGGACCCCCCTTCGGGGGGGAGCTCCGCTCCATGGACGAAGTCCATTATTGTAATTGATGGGGTGCGAATACCGCCCCAGTCTGCGACGCCGGCGCTTAACCGCTTGCGCGGGCGCCTGCCGGCCTGCGGGCCGGCTCGGGCCTGCGGGCCCGTTCTGAATGGTATAAACAAACAAATGTGTGTGTTTATGATATATAGCCGCTCCGCGGCGATTATGCGTCCTCGTAAACGTAGTCCAGCATGTACTGCATGGAACAGGTATAAAAATTGGTAGAGTACGCGTTGCCGCTAGCAGCAACATACTGCACCATGCAGAACAACCCACGCGTGGTGGGAACAGTGGTGCCGTCGTTAAACTTCACCATCTGAGGATAATGCTTCGTCAAATTGAACGAAAAGTTCGCATTATACTTGAAGTCATTGTTGGCAAAAAACTGGTTCGGACCAGAATTGCCAACACCTTCATAGGCGGCAAGGCCAAGCTTGAAGGTCTTAGCAGCAAGGACGCGATAACGGTCCCTGTTGATCGGACTCCACATGTCGACCAGATCATTCTGAAACCCCTTCGTAGAATTGCCGTTCTGAAAGAAATCGCCGGCAGCTTGGGGGTTAGGGACCGAAGTAGGGACGGTCTTATCGTAGAAGATATACATCTTCAACTGCACTGGTTGGGGGTTGGGATTAAAAGTCCCATCATACGGAAGAGGCACGATGGTACCGCGAAACATAAGTTTCTTGGTTTTAATAGTATTTCCAACGCGGTTACCCTGACCCGTACCAGGGGGGATAACCAGAGCAGTAGGATCCACGCCAACTGGAAAGATGTTGTCGGTGGGGAAGCTGGCATTACCAGCTATATAAAGACGCTTGTCGTAGTTAAAAAACTGACTGGTCTTATTCTCGATGTTACGCGCGATTTCTCGGCGAATCATCTTCTTGAGAGCGGGGCGTTTACCCCTTCTCTTGGCGCTTTTGC